CAACCCTGTTTCTCAAGGCGTTTTAACTCGTTCAAGTCCATGTCGCTCACCCTCATGAGGTGACGACTACAACATATAAGTTGCCCTGCATGGTATATGATGTTATACTCTCAACGGTTTTACCGTTAGTATAGTCATCAAGCACTTTTTGGACTCCGCCTGCAACTGCCGCGCCTGTTTCACAAGCCTCGTTAGGCGTGAACTCAAACACTTTGGTATCGGACAAGGTGAATCACCTTATCTCTTACCAAGTGCAAATAGTCTGCCGCCACTAGCGTGTCCGATATCAGTAAAGGAAACAGTTGTTCCTGCTACCTTTGCTACACTTGCAGTTCCCGACGCGTTAAGAGGTTGAACTTGCGCCATGAGTATTTCGCTCAAGAATGCGCTCAAGTCAATACTTGTATCGCCGTTTGCTACGGTGCCTGTAATTGCTATCAAGTCGCCTAATGTGTGTGGTCTGTTATCACTTGTAAATGCCATAATTATTCATCTCCTGTTGTATCGCCTAATGTGTCTTCTGTATTAGTGTCTTCGGTTGTGGGATTTAGATGCTCTTTGACCTTAGCGAGAAGTTTAGCCTTAGTATTAAGCGATGAGTAGTCAACACCTTCATCGTCTAGCCAAGTCATTATATCTCCCTTAGTCCACTTTGTATCCGGTATCCCGTCATTGCCTTCGTCTTGTTTAGGCGCAGGCAATTGGTATAACTTCCCATCAACCTTGAACTGTCCATGTAGCGCTTTGCTATTAGCGTCAACCCATTCCTGCGACTTATCCACAGGAGCGCCCCAACGCCAATAGCCTAAAGCACCCATATTTCGGCCTGCTTTTTGCTTGCCGATATATACTACAGTTGGCAATGAAAACACCTCAACCGACTATTAGCAGTATTTGTAAGGCTTCAGTTGCGCTTGAATTGTGAGTTATCTCAAGACCGGAGTATGAAAGTCCACTATCACCGGCTGTTGCGATTTCACTAAAGCACCCATGAATTTTACCGACTTCACCGGATAGGGTCAAAGTTGCTCCTGCTGTTGCGCCTGTCCAAGTTATTATGATGAATCTTGGGTTGCGCGCATTGCTACCATCAGTTTGTCTTGCGCTGAAAGGAGTCAAAGCGTTAGCCGCCGTTCCTGCACCACCCGGATAATCAGTCAACCAAGTAGTATCATCTTGGTCAACACCGGTATGTAGTGGCAAATCCAAAATCATTGCCGCCGTTCCTGCGCTTTCTGTATATGTTATTCCTCTATGTGTTATTGTCATCTTTAATCACCTCATTGTAAGTTGCGAATGCTACCACTAGCACCAAAGAAAGAACACCATAGTTCCCCCATAGTTCTGTAAAGCCCCTCTTGTCCAAGACGGTTAATCGCGAATGGGTCGCCGGTTTCAATACCGGACTCAAAGTATTGGGTTGGGATAGCAGTTTGGAACCACAGGTAATCGGTATCAAGATAATAGATACGCGATAGAGAGCCTGCGGCTGTATTAGTGTCGTCCGGCATATCCTTTGTTGGGATAATTGGGACACCGTTGTAAGTTGCTACAATAAATCCTGCTTCAATACCCGGAACACCTTTTACACCCGAGAAGGTTGGTGTTACGCGCTTACTGTCCATGAATCGCTGTTGGGATTGCAATAGTTGCTGAACTCTTGTTAGAGTATCATATCCTGTCAGCATAACCTTAGTATTACCACCGCGAGTCCAAATTTGTTGGAACAAGCCATCAAGTTGATTTAGCGATAGATTTCTGTTAGCCGCCGCGCCGGTTCCGTCGCTACCCACATCAACTTCTGCGCTGTGGAATGCGGCTGTTCCGGTTCTTGCAATAGAATAGATATCGTGGTCTGTTGCGTTGCTAACTAGATTGCTTGTAGTGTTCATCTTGGTTGGGTCGGTAGTTAGTCTGTCAAGTGATTCAAAGTCATTACCGGCAGGCGTGTCAACATCTGCAAGAAGCATCAAATTTACATGCTCCGCGTGATGCTTACCCATTTCTTCTTTGAGAACTTGTCGGACATCGCCCATTCCGTCATCTTTGTCGGATAGGAACATGCTTACTTCGGACAAGTCAAAGGTGTGCGCAATGGTCTTTGGCTTTGCGGCTACATGCAGGAATTCCGGTCTGCTTGTGTCCGGTAGTGTTCCGTTTTCTGCAATTCCTCCACCTTTTTCAAAAGATGCGCGCTCGGTCAAAATTCTCCAACCGCTTCTTTCCCACGGTTTCTTAGGTAGTATAGAAAACGCGTTGAATTCTTGATTCAACTGCGACCATACTTTTCTGCCATATACCGCTTGGTATGTTCCTGCTGTAGTGGACATTAGAGGGCTGTCAGCCTTCAAAATGTCGCCGCTAGAATAGGTATATCCTGTTTGTGCGGCTCCACCGTAGTAGTATCTTTCCATATCTTGAACTGTTCTTACATAATTTCTTGCCATATTATTACTCTCCCCTCAATGCTTTGTCGGCTAGTCTGTGAACATCGTCCCATGACATATTAGCCATTTCCGTAGTATCGGGAACCGTTATGCTTGATGATGCGCTCTTAGCAATTGTTTCTCCGCCACCGGAGGAAATGTTGCTAATTCTGTCGTTTAGCGCAACAACAGCCTTTTGTAATTCAGCAAGAGGTTGGCGAGCATCAAATGATTTTCGCGCTTTCTCAACCTTTGCCGCTTTCTGCTCTTTAGCGAGTCTATCTGCAAAATACTCGCCTAGAGAGCCTTTGAATTGTTCTTCAACGGTAGCCGCCTTATAGACTTCATACGCCGCTTCAATATCTGCTTGAGATACATTGTCGGGCGCAATAAAGTCGGACTTAATTACATTGGTGTTGCCTTTTGGTGCCGCACCGAAGTCCATCTTTGGTCGCTTGCCGGAGTCATCTTCGCCTGCACCTTCAAGGGAGCCTTGCCCTCGGTGGTCATAGCCGGATTCGCCCGGTCCGTATCCTTTGTTCACGCTGTCAAAATGGGCGCGAGCATCAGCAATGTCGTGTCCTTGACCTTTTGCTGTTTGCTCTAACCAATTAAGATAGTCTAAAGTTATCATGTCATTGCCTTTGTTCATATTATCATCTTCCTCGTCGTCTTCCTCGTCATCGTCTGCATACATACCGTCTTCATTGTCTTCACCATCACGCTTCTTATCGCGTCCGGCTTCGGCCATTGTTTCATCGGTATCGCCGTCATCGTCAATATCGGGGAAATCTAATTTTGGTTTTGGCTTGTCGTCCATATCCATTTCATTCATCATTTTGTCTTTGTCTTCTTTGTCTTTCTTGTCGTCTTTTTTATCTTCGTCGTCAAGTTTCTTAGACAATCTTTCTAACACACTTTGTAGTTCGCTCATGGTATCTGTCATATTTTCACCTTTGTCTTCCTTGAGAATTCTAAATTGCGCTTCGGGGTTAATCCCCTTTTCACATATAGTAACCTCATGGAGTTCCATGCGACGGATTTCGCGGTAATCGCCACGAACAGCATCGCTTTTGTTAACACGCTCAAAGGCTTGACCGCCTATTGAGAATGACCGCAAATTTCCTTTGCGGATTTCGCTTGCAACTTCGCGGGCTTTTTCAATATCACCGCGTAGTTTAATGACAACAAACATTCCTGTATCGTCCACTTCGGACTTCCATACTCGGCCATTGCTGTCAGTATAGTTAGGTATAACTTCCCCAACTTGAATATTAGAATGCGCTAGTTGAACATTACGAAAACCATCGGCTTTCATGAATCCTTCAAAGGCATTCTTTAACGCGCCTCTTGTAATTAGGTCGCCCTGCTTGTCAACCATCTCAACAGAAGCATATCCTGCAACTATCAAATCATCGCCAATACCCTTGAGAACAAGAGGGTTTTGGGGTGATGTTGCAAGAAGCGCCATGTCGGTCTTCACGCGCTACAACTATATCAAATGCGCGCTTGGTCTATAGTAAGATTTCCACGGTTGTCGGTAATACCTTCTTCCCCCGCAGTAGTGCGAATACGCGCTGTTTTTTTCTTTGTTTTTGCAGGCTTTTCTTTATACTCTCGGGAAGCAGGGTCAAAATCCGGTAATGTGTCGTCATTGATATTCTCGGTAGCACCGCGCGGCGACGATACATCTGCGTCTGCAAAATCAATCCCTAAACCTTCAACGCCTGTATGTGTTATCTTTTCTTTTTGTAATCTATCTAATCCTCGTTCAATCATTTCAAGACCGCGCTTAATGACTTCTTCTTCTTTAGGTAATACATGCTTACGGTCTTTTGTATGTCCGGCAGGAGCCTCCGGTTTTACTTCATCTTCCTCATCGTATTCCGGCTCAATCATTTTATCTTCGCTTTCTTTCAATAATATAGTAGCACAAGCGCTCCAATGTGGTCGCATGTCTTCTGCTAAGCGCATAAGATAATCTTCACCATACCCCCACATAGTTGATGTTGGTTCAATAAACCAACCTTGTTCAACTCTTTCTGCTTTGTATATGACTTCATCACCAATAGCAGGGAACATTATGTGTATGTTGCCTTTGTTTAGTCTAACCTTATGCGGAACCTTAGCATCATTTACAAGCATAGACAATGATTCAACGCTATCTGCCGCTTGCGGTGAAGCATCTCGGTCTATTCTTGCGGAGCGTATAGTATATACAGGATTCTCATCACCTTTCTTAGTAGCGCCTGTGCATAGAACTGAAACATACTCACCCTTATCATAACCTCTTGGTCCTTTTGCGTGTCCTATATCCATGTAATGTTCGTTGTTAAGCGATACTGCTCTTTGTCCATAATGTTCGGGGTGCATAATTGGACCAACACCTATACGATAATTGGTTCCTTTACGGTCAAGTATAATCACATCAACTTTCTTTTCTTTACTTAACACTATCCATTTGGGGTGTCTTAATTCTCCACGCATATATGTTCCTTCTGCATCACGCAATAGTATATCTGTTGGCGCTTCATCACGCAATAACGACACAGCATGCTCTAGCCCTTCATCATCTGCGCGCTTTGTGTTATATGGCTCGGGCAGTTTTATGTGTTCGGAAGATTCAAACTTAGCGCGTAAATGTCTAATTCTGTCTTTAGCAGGCATGTTGTGTGTTGTTTCATCAGCCGATTTCAATAAATCAATAATATACAATTTATCTTCACTAAGTATAGCATGAACAACAAAATCTTTTTCATAAACACCGGCCATCTCATCTTCAATAGTTTTACTCAAATCAACTTTTTCCATGTCGGCATTGTAAGCGTAATTTTTCTTATCTTTTCTTTGCACTATCACAGGTTCTCCATCGGGTATGTGTGATATAACCCAATCACCGCTAAAACCTCTTAACAACTTTAAATCACTAAAATCATAAATTCTGTGCATTGCTTTGATAGGGACAGGGCGCCCGTCTTTGAGTATAAGCGTGTCGTCTAATAAATAATCAAACGCCCTTACGAGTTCTTCACCTGTGTTCACGCCTTGAAACACAGGGAGCGCGCTATTAACTGTTTGGTTTTGTGTAATACCAACAGGCGCTAAATTGATATTATTATCTCTTGACGGGTCGTATGGTTGCAGTTCGGGGTGAAAATCGCGCAATCCGTAATTGTCTAATGCGGCTGTAAAATAATTTTTACTTGAATGAACATCTAAATCGGGACTATCTATAGTCAACACATTTTGTTTTAACTCATGAATACGCGGTATTATTGACGGTCTAATTTTCCTACCGAATTTTTTATTGATATAACGACAAGAATGAACGGGCGGTAATTGATGGGTTTGTATATCCATGCCTCCCGTATGCACATCACCGTCGTCATTCAGTTGTCTTCTTATCCTTCTTTTACTAACTGTATCTTCGCCTAAAAATTCTATAAATTTGTTCATTTTTTGAGGGAAGGTTCTATACCATTTTTTTGAGCCACCTACAGGAATCAATTGTGTTTTGTTCATATCCCCTCGCACACCATGAGAGGTTCCTCTTGTTTCAGCATAGACATGACGGAACACGCTATTTAAAGCGCGTAATTCAGTATCCATGTTATGAGGATAGCCTTGAGCATTCTTTACTGATTCTCCACCGCTTATTAATTTAGAACCTTTTAACTCGTTATTGTGATGATGACCGCCGGTTAATTTTCCATAAGAATACGGAGTAACAATTCTTTGTCCATTCTTTACTGATTCGCCGCCTTGTCCAAAATCCATTAATGCGTCAGCCGTCATACTATTTGCTAAGTTTATACCCATATCATTATGCGGAACATAGCGAGCGTGTAAAGCATCTAAAAAATCTTGTGTGGTTGCATTACTAGGCAACTCTTTTCTAACGGCTTCAAATATTTTTTTAACCAATTCAACTTGATTTGGTTGACCTTGTTTAACCTCCATTGATGGGATTTTAGGCATTTGTCCGTTAACATATTTCTCTAGCAAATCCGCTACCGATATTTTACCGTCTTTGTCAAAATTCTCATGGTTTCTATCTTTCTTTTGCCCTTTCCATATTTTTCTTTTAATTGGGCGCACGATATCGCTTCTTATACTTTTTAACTCATTTTCTATCGCTAAATCTTCCATACCCTGCGACTTGTAATATTGTTTTAGTATAGCGCTAACACTTTCGCTTTTACCCCCGTCATTAGGAGAATTAACCACACCGCTTGTAAAAAATTTCTCTCTTTGTGTTGGATTTAAACTGCGCATAAAAGACTCGCATAAATGGGCTAGCATTTTTGTATCGGCCCATGCTTGATTATCATTTTTGAATAGTTCGGGGTGCGACCATAACAACAACGGTTTGAATAGGCGACTTGCGGCCACAGCCTGTCTATGAGTTTCTCTAGCATCTCTTACATGGTCATCTCTTAACTCATCAGTTGTTATTGGTGGCTCATCACCTAATTCATTTGCAATATATTCTGCTTGTTTCTGCGCTTGCGCATTCAACAAATCAGCCTTTTCAGTTTCTCCCGCATCATGAGCCGCATGACCCATTTGACGCAACTCATACATTCTATCTTGATATTCATTTAACGGTGTTCTTTTAATTACATAGGAGCGCAAATCCCCTTCTCCGTCTTTGTAATTTCCAACAAAATCACTTTGTTCTTTTAGATTTTTTATTTGAGCGCCTCTTTCAGTCAAACCTAATTGATTGTGTGGTTTGCCGTCATCGTTATGGTGAAAAGAATCTTCGCCGGGGCGATTTGTAAATAATTGATTTTCCAATTGAAATCTATCTTCTATATTATCTTTCAACGGTGTTGGTAATTTTAAAATTGCGCCTTGTTTTTTTGATTCTGCAATTGCATTTTCATATTCTTCTTTGTCATAAATTGCTAATGTATCGGGTATTTCTGCACCTAATAATTCATTTCTATACAAAGCACCGGCATAGGAACCTCTTTGAAATGGGTCTTCGTGTTGCTGATTTAATATTTCTTTTATGTCATTTGCGTTTTGTTTTCTGTTGTGAGAGTCGTGATGGCCTTGATTATAATCTGTGATTGAATGATGTTTTTGAAATAATAATGTGGCTACAATAAGCGCTCTATTATGTGCCTCGTTAGGGTCTAACATAGACGAATAAGTGTTCTCATTATCTATGTCGCGACCTCTTATATCGCGCCTAAAAGAATGTCCTTTTGTTCTTCTATCATCTCTTTGACCACCAAAGCGTTGATAATTCATAGCCGCATCTCGCGTAGCATTAATGGTGTTTAATGGTGAACCGTGAGGCGTGGATTTTGACTCGCTTGTGTTTCTAAAATCAGCAGAAAAATGGTTGGGGTTTCTTACGGAATGAGGTGTGTGAGATAAAACAGGCGCTATAAGTGCAGACTGTCCTAAAGTTAATGGTTCAACAGCAGAATCGTATGTCAAATAATCATCAAGTTCCATATCACCCAAAGCATCTAGCATATACTCGGATTGGTCTTCTATGTCGCCTTGACCATACTCAACCCTTATTGTTGGGTATTTACCGTGTTGGTTTTTAGTTTGGTAGCGCGCTAATTCTTCTTGTATTTCGTCTTCGTCATAACCCGCGTTTTCCATTGCTCTTTCTAATTGACGCTTATTCCCTTGTTGAGTAATAGGGTCTGCGCCCTCATCAAATTGAAAACTGTTATTGAATTTTACAGGGTCATTACGCTTACCACTTCTTTTGGGCGTGTATTGGCGCTTAGATGAAGGCAACACCCTTTCTTCCATATCAACCCCATCATCAGCCCCTTGACGCGATGTGAATACCATTGGGAACGCTTCATCAAATAAATCCTGTAAATGACTCCATGCTTGCCCCATTGCCCCTTCCATACCACCTAAAGCATGAGCGTAATGATACAGTATAGTTTCTTCAACTTCGGGGTTGCCTTTATACGGGTCATAATCGTAATCTTTCATTCTATACAAATGCTTGATGTTGTTAAGAAAATCTTGATGTTGTTCTGTTGAGCCTTTTGGTCCTAACTGAATTGCTAATTGTTTTGCTAGATTTTTTCTATCTTCTTCGGGCAAGTTATTGAATTGTGCTTCGGTTATTTGATTTTCTAGTTTTCCACCTAACATGTCAAGAAGGCTACGGCCTGCAAATTCTTCTTCCACCGATTCTGTTTGACCCATTATATCGTTAACATGGTTGATGTCAAAATTTAAATCATTCAATGTTTCTTTGAATTCCCTGCCTCTATGTCTTCTATACCCCATCAATCTATCGTATGTGTCTTGGTAAGCCATTTTATCTGCTTGAGGGTTTCGCCCCTGTTTGCCGCCGACTAAAGAATTATGACCATTAGTGCCGACAGCGCCGGAATACACACCATGCAAAGCATTAGCAAAAGCCTGTGTGTGTCTTGTCAACCAACCGCGCGCATTATTACCAAGTATTCTATCAATAACTCGGTCATCGTAGTTCGCGTCGTGTTTGCCCTCGCCTGTGTTTCCTGCACCGTCTAGGAACCATTCACATACTTTGAGAGCATCTTCGTAAGGTAGTAAATTTAAACCGAGATACATCGGCCAAAAACCGGCAACCCTTCCTGCGTTTTGCACATTCTCCGATTTCTGTTTTAGAGTTCGCGTTGCTTGTTTGTAATCTTGTTGTGTTTTCAACCCCGTATTGTCAGCGTTAGTTTTAGTTTTCCAAACTTCGTCGCGCGGAACGCCTCTTAATTCCCATAGTTTGAATTGTATAGCATTGCGCTTGTAGTAATTTGCTTGTAGTATTCTTCTAACTCTATCTTCTGTAATGTTATTTCTTTCTGCTAATCTTTTTACTCTATCTTCATTGACAGGTGGGGGAGATTTAAATTTATCAAGATATTCTTTTTCAAAATCTTTTCTCAATCTCTTGATTTGTGTAGTCCAAGACGCATCTCCTTGAGCGTTATTCCATTTACCCATGTTCTCTTTCTTATGCATCTTGTAGTCGCTCAAACCCATGTTGTGCATTGTTTTGTCAATTAGCGTGTAGTTGTTTTCACCATCAGTTGTTCCCGCTAAATAAGACATAAATTGTGTTAACATGGGAGCAGAAGCAGAAGGCGATGCCCCGCTTCTTGAAACATGAAACATATTCAAATCGTGTATAGGGTGAGGCTCCGCGTCTTCCGATTGGTTAGCGCGCGGAATGGTCGGCATTTGCCATGAAAAAAATCTCTCTAACAATTTTCTTCTTAGTTTTGGGTCTTTTTTACTTTCTTCCCACATTTGACCATCAAACATAAACACGCCTTTTTGCGGGTGCTTTTTGTCAAGTTGATAATCTGCTTGTCTTGAACTAAACAATTGAGATTGTTCACTAATAGAGCCGGGTGAAAACTCTTGAATTTTTGCTTTTGCTAGATAGTTTTTCACATCATAAATAAAAGACGGCACAGTTATTTTATGATTGGCTAAGTTATTAGCGCTAAAGACTATGTTAGATGCCTCATCAAGCGAGTCATAGCCTTGAATGTATGACTTAACAAAGTCGCTTATTGTTCTCGCATGGTATGCGGTTGGGCTATCCTTAGACACATCGCCCACCACCTCAATAGTAATCTGTTATTGTAAAGGCGCTTTTTGGGCTTTTGTCCGGTTCCCCGCCTGCTTTGTTTTCGTGTGATGGTAGCCCATCTTCAAGATTATTAGCATTCATTAGCGTAACATTTTCTGTTTTAGGCGCATCTTTCTTTACATCTTCAACTTCAATCGGCATTTGGTTTGTATGATAATATCCGGGTTTCACCTTTTCAACACCGCGCACACTTTCAAACCCGTCGGCATTCTTTGAGCCAAACTTGCCTTCAACTGCTTTTGCTTCTTTCAATAGTTCTTCTAAATCCGGCGCTAATTCGCCTGCTTCAACTTTCATTGGTTTCATTGGTCAATCCTCCTTCCTTCTGCTTCTGCCGCAATATTAGCCATAGCGTGAATATCCTCCCAACTCATTTCATGCCATTCTTCATTTGTTGCAGGCATTGAAATGCCTAAACTTTCGTTAACTCCATCTCCTGCTTTACTAATGACATCATCTCTTTCGCCGCGTAGTGGGTCGCCCCACGCATCTTCTGCGGCAGGAGTTGTTGCTTTTACAAAGCCGGACTTACGCAGTAATGTCTGTGGGTTAGATACTTGCTTTCTCAACATTCCTAATTCGGCGTCCATAGACTCCATTTTGCTGATAAGCGCTTTCATCAGCATCATCGCATCGGGCGACTCATCTGTCAAGGTATCACACCTGTCCTTGTTTCTTGAATACTCCGCCTATTCTGTCCGGCCCAATATAACCCATAGGTCTGCTTTCACCTTTAGCGATAACATTTTCAACGCTGTTAAATTGCGCGACAGGGAATCCTCCCGCATAAACATCATTAACACCAACAATTTTATTGTCGTTGCTTTGTGATTTGTAAATTGCTGTAACATCGTCTGCAAGATAATCACTTGTTGATTGTATGCTTCTTAGGAATTGTTCTGCCGATACAAGGTCGTTATTCGCAAGCGCAACTTTGAATTCTGCCATAGCAGTTTCTAACTTACGAACCATTGGGTCCATCTTATTGAGTAGGTCGCTCATGAGTTAGCCCATGTCCCTACGACTCTTGAAGGTATCGGCGCTAAAAACCACTTTCTTTGTGCTTAGTTGGGTCTTTAGCGTTCTCAACTTCATCAAGCATCTGCTCCGTAATTGACTTATCAGCGCCGCGTTGATTCTTCTTAGTTTTAGGAGCGCCGCTTAAGTGTGTTTCGGAACTAATAGGCGCGGGTCCATTATCTCTTTGCCCTGTTCCTTCGCCAAGCCCTATTGCTTTCTCCATCATCATGATAGGGGCGCCGCCTTGCTGTGGTTGTGGAGGTCCGCCGCCCGGAGGTAGCCCCCCGCCTCCCGGTGGCATCATTCCTCCGCCCATAGGAGGTATTCCCTGCGGCGGCATAGGCATACCACCGCCACCCGCCATCGGCGGCATAGGAGGTGGCGCACCACCGCCGCCTCCACCGCCGGGTTGAGGTTGTTGCATTTGCGGCTCGGGTTTCTTATACACAAAGCGTATATCGCGCCCCGCATCTTCTGTTAATTCTGCTTGGAATCCTAATGCCTGCATTCTTTGAGCGATATTGACTTCTTGTTCATCGCGGCGCAAACGCGTAACATCGTCTTCTTCCTCGTTAGGGTAAAGAGTTAATTCCCAATCTTCAACGCCCATTTCTTTTAGTAAGCGCGGGAATAAATTTTTTGCGTATATTTTTTGTCCATATTCAACTGCTCTATTGGTAACAAGTATTTGCATACCTTCATTGTTTAACCCACCTGTTTTACCGGCGTCCATCATAAAAATACTTGATACACCATAAAACGCGGCTATGCGCATTCTAACTTCATCGCGAACTTGCGCATATTGCATTTCGTCAAGACTGTCCATAAACCGAACAAACTCAACTTTACCACGACCCGAAGCCGATTCAATACCAACTTTAGGAATATAATGCGGGTCGCGCTCCATTTTTTCTTCTGCACCTTTCCAAAACGAAGCAGTTGATTGAATATTATCAGTAGTAATTGCAAGAACGCCACGCGGAATACGGCGCTTTTGATACGCGAGATAAATGTAATTATCCATCGCTGTCAAAGTTTGTGCTTGCCTCCACATTGTCGCAACAGGACTACGACCATACAATTTAGAAGGATTGAATTTACTTGTGTGTAAAACTTCACCTTCAATGTAATATTGTGTTTTACCGCTACCGGCTGTATTGATGTAGTGAACATCTTGTAAAGGCAAGCCGCACCCATGAACTTCGCACTTATGATGGTCGCCGTTATGCGGATATGTTCTATCACGGTGAACAGGACACAAAAGATATCTGCCCCCTCTAGCACCGCGCTTATCAGCAACTATTCTCATAAATGTGGGGTCGCCTCTCATAACTTCTTTAATACGGAAGAATGCTATTTTACCACTATCGGGTTCAATGAAATATTCTTTAATGAGAATGAGAAATGCATCATCAACAATGTCTAAGTCCCATTCAATTTCGCGCATAATATCCATGAATGATTGGTCCATACTATTTCTTTGGTTAAGCAACCATCTTGGATACATCACTTGGTCTGCATCGGGAGTTTCAAATTCTTCATTACCGCATATTCTGCATTTTTGAACGGTGTCGTGTTGATATTCTTCATGACAATTAGTGCATTTCTTATGAAATTTTTTCTGCCAATAATGACCGCGCCTAAATATTTCTTGACATAATGTGTTAATTGTAGTTCTCAAAACAACTGATTCTTGAACAGTCGCGTATAACGCAGGAATGCTTACGCCTTGAACAAGAACAGGCTCTTGAATACCGCTTTTCCATAGCGGCATAATTGGTTCGGGAGTTGTTCTTCTGCGGAACGGTCTTGACAAAGACGATAAGAAACGCCCAACCAAACCCTTTTCTTCGTCAGCCATCAAATCACCCTTTCAATCCTTTGCGCATCATCAACAAGTTGTATAATTTCGCTATCCCGTTGACCCCATGTAAGAACTTCTGCTTCATCAACTTTCCATTCTCTAAGCAGTTTTTCTCGCTCATTAGGAACATCTTTCCAATTCTCCCACTTCACTATACGGTATAATTCTTCCCGTCTTGATTTTACTATGTCGCTACCCCTTCCTCTCAAATCTAATAATTCTAAAACCGCGCCACCTTGAGCCTTTTTCATTTGCAAATGCGGCAAAACACCCTTCAATAATGAGCGTAAATCGTTTTC